GTTTCCCAGTCACGATCATGCATCCCCCAACATGATTAAAGCTAAGGTTAATGGTTCGGAATACCGAATCCGCAAGGGAGTCCTATACAAGCTGGAAAAAACCAATCGCCCTGGTCCAATCTCGCTTACTTGGGTGCCGGTGCAGTTGCCAGCCGAGGATCAATTAGCTATTGCTATGGAGGTTGTTAGCCGCGTCAAAAGCTTTTAAACATTTCATTTCTAAGGGGATAGATTATTGGTGGCCTGATAAGGATATTATTTTTCACTGGACTTCATTAAAAAACTTCCATAAGACTGGATGGGAGTCTTTTATGGATAATAAAGTTATTCCGGACATGAGGGCAGCATCTTGAATTTAATACGGTTATTTGTTTACGGCACTTTGAAAAGAGGGGAACCCAATCACGCAGAATTTATGTCAAAGGCGCAGTTCGTGCGCGACGGTCATATTAGCGGTATGGCTCTTTATATGGTGGGTGGTGTTGTTCCCGTAGCAGTCCCAAGCAGGGATGACAAATTGCATGGGGAAATTTATTTAGTGCCACAAGATTCTTTTGTTGATATCTTGGAAATGGAAAGTAGTGCTGGGTACAAATCCATGGCAATCCCTATTGAACCTAATTTAAATGAGGAGTCAGCGCACGTTTTTTACTTATCTTTTAACGATATAGCACAGGACAATAATAACTTTTATGATCCAGAAGGGAGGTACAGTTGTGCAGAAACATCTTAGAGCACCTTCTTTGTATCAGCTTTTAACAGAACTGCGCAGTTATTTTTTGGGGCAGGCCCGAACCCAAGATGTAGCCGCATATAAACTTAGTCTGGCCAATAGATTGGATAATATTATCTCAGAATATAAGGATGAATTGGGGGAATATTCCGACATCCTGGAGGCAGAGATTTGAATATTACTACCTATACGTTACGTAATGGGGAACTACCTGTCTCCGCGAAACATCTAGCAAAGGCATTAAATATCCGTCTCGAAAATATTTATACCTCAGATAATCCCCCAGTTGAAGAGCCACTCATTAATTGGGGCCGTAAAAACAAAGTGCTGGGGGCTATTAATGGAGCCCCCACAGTTAACAAGTTGGAAGCCCTTAAAACTTTCCGCCGAGAAGGTATTAGATGTCCAAACGTTATGGAACTGGGCGATGAATTTATAGTTCGCAAGTTCCGACATTATCAAGGTCGGGATATTCTTGAGGGGAATAAGGCATTCCTAGTTCAGAAGATTCGCAAATCGGCAGAGGTTAGACTTGACGTATATGAAAGATCACCGGGGGATTTTAGGTGTTTTCGATTGCACACTAAAACTCCCCACCAGGATACTGGTTTTGTGTGGAATAGAAATAATGTTGCCTGGGCTACCGTCGGTTATCGTTCTATGCGGGATACTTTAGGAGAGAATTTTAACGAAGTAATTTCTCTGGCTAAGTCCGCCGTTAAATCATTGGGGTATAACTTTGGAGCTGTGGATATTATCCGCAATGAGGATGATGGTCTGTGGTATGCATTGGAAGTTAATAAGGCACCTAACTTAGGTGAGGTAGGAGCACGATCATATGCCCGGAGACTTACGCAATAGTTTTAATTCCTATTACCAGTTTAATATAGAGCAACATAACCGAATTATTGAACGGTTACAACAATGGCAAACAACAGTCAATACTACCACCACCACTAATGATGAGGATCAAGATGTGCCTAGATTACCTATTTTAGATTATAATGTAGATGTATTAGATAGAGGAGGGATACTAGGGGTTCGTGATACCCTTCACCCATACACTTATGGTTGGGAATTAGAATTAGCTGTACCAGATGAGAATTCTAATTACTCTCGGCAAATACTTTACGAATTTAATGAATTCTTGGGGGGTGAAGCTATTAATCTTAAATATGATGGTAGTATCACCAGGGGTACCACGGGGGTAATTAATTACCCTATTGGGTACGAGATTGTTACTCAACCTTTCTTTTGGAATTGGTGGACAACTTATTCTAAAGAATTCTCAAATCTCTTTAATAACTTAGTAGGAATTGGTGCCCGCAGCCATCAAATGGGAACCTGCGGTCTACACGTTCATATTGCAGGATTGAATCTTTCGCAGCGCATTAAGTTATTTAATCTTATAACTAAGAATCCGGATTTTCTAGTTCTTAGTCGCCGAAGTGGTACCGGGTATTGTTACTTTAGATCACTACCCACTAGGGATCTTAGAGATTTGTATATGCGCGAACCGGGGGCTATGAATCGGTATAATGCTTGTATTTATAGCAAACACGATACCATGGAACTGCGGTTTTTTAATGGTACTTTAAATTTTCACAGCTTTCAGGCGACTTTAGAATTTGCTAAGGCGGTGGTGAAATTTGTTATTTCAAATGGTTTAGGAACTTCTCCTTCTTCCGAGGAATTCTACAATTTCTACGAAGAAAATCTTGTGGATGAATTTCCAACCTTAACCGAGTACATGCAACAAAGAAAGGTTATTTAATGTGTATCATTGTGGCTAAGCCCATTGGGGCTGAAGTTGATATGGATACCCTACAAATTTGCGGAGACAATAATGGAGATGGGTGTGGGTATGCTTTTCATGATGGGGATAAGATTCAAGTTAGAAAGTTTCTCTCGACAGAAGCTTTATTAACTAGTTATCAGGACGTCGTAAAGACTCAATTTACTGAGAAAGATACCCCTGCTATACTACATTTCCGGATTGCTACGGAAGGGGCAATTAATAAGGATAATTGTCATCCATTTAAAATTTCGGATGACCTTATTATGGCCCATAATGGGACCATTAAAGGTATTGATTTAATTGAAGGGGCAACTGATAGTGAAAGTTTTGCTAAGAACTATCTTTCTTTCTTAACCCCTGACTTACTCCAAAGAAATAGTGTTCAACGTCTTATTAAGAAAGATTTAACTTTTAATAAGTTAGCTTTCTTAGACTCTGATGGGCGCATCACCATCCTAAATATGGAGAAGGGAGAATTAGATGATAGCACTGGTGTCTGGTACAGCAATACCAGTTATAAGTGCTATCGTAGATCGTACTACGGTGGGGCCGGTTATAACGATTGGCACAATTATGGGGTATCTAATAAAAAAACTACTACCCCAGTAAAGAATGTAGATGATGATCCTAAAGTTATAGATATAAGTACTAGGAAAGCTTTACCTACTGCGGATATTAAATCTTTAACCCATATGAGGTTTCAACAAAATTCTGAGGGAGGTTTAATCAGAGGGCCTGAAATGGGGGGTAAGATTGCTTGTTGTAACTGCGGTAAGAAAATAGCTATACCAAAAAATCAACCACGTAAGAAAGGATCAACGCACTGGTGTTGTACTGCTTGTCGTATCCCTATTACTTGTGGTAGTTGTGGAGATCCTTTAGATGATATTTCTGTATTAGGAGAATGTTGTAATGTTTGTAATGAACATCCTAATAACGGAACAAGTTATGCTAGTAAGTTAGTTACAGTTCACTAGAGTATACCACATGTGTCAAGTACCTATGCATCGAGCACGATTCCTTGACAGGGACCACCCCGCCGTGGTACCTTCATTAGCCCGCCCACCAACGGACCTGACGGAGGTACCATGCCGGAACGAAGAGTGATTCTAAAAGCTTTATTTCAAAGGATTTACTGGGATAGATACGGTGATTTACTTGGGGTTATTTTCCAAGATCCCGCTGTGCCTATTACCCAGCGCAAGGTCTTTGCGGTGTTGGAAGATCACTGGGTTTCAGAAGAATCAACTGATTCAGTGTCTCTGGATTTAATTAAGGGATACTTGGGGCAGGTATCCGATAATGAAGCTCAGATGGATGATCTTTTAGTTGAGATATCTAAGATTAATGAACTTGTTTTAAATGACTCCAGCTTAGATAAACTTTTTGAGAAAGCAATTAACCGGCATACGGTTAGTAAAATTTTACTCGAAGCTCAAACTGATTTAGTGCAGTCTGGCAAAACGGAACTGTCTAAAGTTATTTCAGAATTAGAAGCCGTTGAACGTGGGTTGTTGTCCGGTAATTCACTGGAGTTGTTTAATCCAGATATGGTGGATTCAGTTATCACCAAGGAGCAAGATTGTTTAAAATTTCCAACTGGCTTCGTTACTTTAGATGGTATGCTGAATGGTGGTTTGTGGGAAAGTGAACTGGGGGTGCTCTTAGGGGAAGTTCACGTTGGTAAAACGTGGGCTCTCACATACCTAGGGGTTCAGGCATTAAAAAGTAATGTGCCTGTTATCCACATGACTGGAGAAATATCTTTCAGACGATCCCACGTCCGGTACTACCAGAGTCTATTAGGTAAAAACCGCATGGATGTGATGTTTAATCCAGCCGATGTTAAGAAAGAATTGGCGGCGTTAAAATTACCTCCGTGGTGTGTGGTAGATTTTAGCAACCGGGCTTATACCACCAGTCAGTTGCGGCAAGATGTACTTAAGTTCTGCGATACTATTGATACCCAGCCCCTTATCATCGTGGATTACATTGATAAGGTTAAGCCAAGTAACTTTAGACTGCAGGAGAGATTTGCGGTAGCAGAAACTACTGAGATGCTTAGACGTATTGCCTGCGAGGTTAACGGTGGTTTGTGGACCGCCAGCCAAGTTAATCGCGCGGCTTACGGCGAACAATATGTGCGCAAGGAGAACGTGGCGGAGGCAATTAGCAAGGTAGAAATTGCCGATGTTATCCTGGCGCTTAATCAAACATCCGATGAAAAGGATATGGGTCAAATGAGATGGACCGTTGAAAAAGCTAGAGAACGTACCATTGGGGCGACTAGGGAAGTGGCTCTCAGAGGTATGCCAGAAGTTCAAAGTTTCAGCGAGGATGCGACTGCTAGTGTGGAAGCTTACTCGAAATGGGAAAAGAGCGGTGGGTGATGTGTGCTTTTGTCCAGACCCATTAAGTTCTTTTAAATGTGCCAGTTGTTATAATGGTATCTGCCATTCTTGTGTTACTGACGGAGAGGATATCTGTATAGATTGTGCCTCTGGTGAGTATGAAGAGGATGATGATGAGTTTGTTTTACCTTTGGCGGTCGGACCAGGAGATAACTATACTGCATTAATAAAGTGTGCTGACTGTGAAGAAGAAGCTATGGTAGATATTGAGGTATCTTATTATGTATGCGGAAAGTGTACTTTGATGCGGTCTAATAATATACATGAGATTTAAAAATGGAAATAGGTATTAGGATCTATAAATTTGTAAAAAAGAACCCCGAGCTCTGGAAAGTAAGTGGTGTATATTCCGACAGATGGGGATGCCCTAGTAGAAATATTAGTTTCCATCTAACAAACCAAGGAACTTTTTATGTTTCTTTAGTTAGTAAAGAACAATTAGTATTGGGATTTTTAGATAGATTAATTATTAAACGTGCTTTTAAAAATTGGAATAAGTGGAAGGCTAAGCAAGTTTTTAAATCCGTCAATGAGTGAGGTACAAACAACTTGCCCTCAGTGCGGCGGCTCTTCATTCTACATTAACACAGTTAAAGGAGTATACTACTGCCACCGTGCCAGTTGTGGTATATCTGGCAGGTCAAAAAATCTAGGGTTCGATGTTCCGGTTGCTGGGTTTAAGCCGGTGCAATTTGAAGATCGTTCTTTAGAGGAACCACCGGAATATTTTAGCTTAAGTGATAATGCCTATGAGTATTTTAAAAACCGCAACGTACCTCGCTGGTTAGTAGACAGCATGCCTATCTACGAAACTGCCAAGGGGTTACTTTTCTTTTTTCCGGGCTTTGAATTCTGGCAGGAACGTAGGTGGAAACAGCATCGTCCACCTGCTTGGAAAAACTGTGGGGGGGATGGGGCCTCGGCTGGAGTTTACTATCACGTCCAGACTCATTCAGCTCGCGAGATAGTTTTAGTTGAGGGTATATTTGATGCATTGGTAGTGGGACAATTTACTAACGCAGCTTGCGTTCTATCGTGGCGGTTACATCACAAACAAGTGGAGGATATTAGTGATTACTATTCCAGGTTAATTTACATGCCGGACGGAGATGTGCCTTTGAATAAAGCTACCATCGAATTTACTAAAATGCCAATAGGTAGTACATTTAAACAGCTACCACTGGGTCGTGATCCGGCTTCAATGGGATTAGATATATCGAGTTATTTGTCATGATGCGCATTGTTTATGATTCACGCCAGACGCAGGATCAGTATTACTGGCAGCGGATGATGCTGGAGATTCTAGATAGGCGGGGCTATGATTACGATATCCTACCCGAAGGTACTCTGTGCTGGCGGGAACCTTACGAAGGAACTGTGTATGTGGAGATAGCTTTGGACGTGGCGCACATGTACACTCAGTTGGACATGACATTTGATGAAATAGCTAAACATTTTAACAGAGATAGACGAGTAATACAAAGAGCTTGGCATTATTATTTGGAGAAATATTTATGAGTGATATTAAGAAATTAGAAACACCAGAGTTAGCAGATGTTCTTAAGAAATTAACACGGGAATTCAATGAAGTGTTGCGTGAGTTAACCTCCCGCAACGGTGTATTGGTGGAGTATTTTGTTAGTGGCGGGTTGTATTCCAGTGTAACTCAGCAGTTATATCAAGAGCAGCCCCCGCAGGATAATACTAATGGCGGCGGTGAAATGGCCGTTCTTGGTGGGGATGACTTAGCACTTGCCGAATAAGTTGCAGGCAGTGGAAAGAGTGTTGGCCCGCAGTCGCATCACCGATGAAGCTGAACGAGAGCACGCTATGTTCTTTTTTGAGGAAGGTGTCAACTGGGCGGCCGAGGTTTGCCAGTGGATCGGGGATGCGACGACTAACGATGTGACACGTGCAGCAATGCAACGAGCAATAGAACGAATGCGAACTATAGGAACACACTAAAATGAGAATTGTAGACAATAGAAAAAATGTTGACGCTGGTATTCCTACCATTGACGATATGAAGCCAGGTGATTGTTTTTATTTTAGGAATTCTTTTGTCCTCCCATCACAAAAAGATGGACATCTTTATCTAAAAACTTATAATGGTTACGTTGCTCTTAAAACAGGAAGATCTATACCTGGGAATAATGTGACGGATAAAACCTTAACAGTTGTCCCCGTGCGCAACGTTACTTTAGTAATTGACCCATGAGTGGCAAAGCGCAGTGTGAATACTGCGGCGAGTGGACTAACGTAGGTCGGCAGGGGGTTTGTGATGATTGTTTTCTGGATTGGGTTTCTGAACAGGAGGAACAATGAGCGAGAAGCGTGTGCGTTTGATACCGGGGTGGTCCTCGATGTTGTGGGGGTGGCGAATAGAGGTTCCTGACTCGCTAAAATCCGGACGGCTGTACGGGGTTACGTTCGCCCGTATGTTCTTCGGAGTCTTGTTGCATGAACCACGTCGCCGCCCCGCCTCTAAAGCGTAGGTGGAAGGATGAAATGTTGGGTAACTTCTGATCTTCACTTCCGCCATAAAAAATTAGTAGAATATGAGCCATTCTGGCGAAAGTATGACAGTATTATTAAAAGGGACGCGGAAATTGAAGGTTGGTGGCACGCCAATATTAGCTCAGAAGATGTTATTTATGTGCTCGGTGATGTGGCCTGGAATCGGGAAGGGCTAGATGTAATTAAAAATCTGCCCGGTATTAAGAAACTGGTAATGGGGAACCATGACACATTAGATATGGAAGCATATCGTCAGGTGTTCCGAAAAATAACAGGGTACGCTGTACTTAATGACGTACTATTAGCACACATGCCGATTCATAGAAGTTCTGTAATACCTCAGTATTGGGGGCAAATTCATGGACATACGCACGGTCAAGGTTCGCCAGAAGGGCCTTACGTTAGTGCCTGTCTGGAACGGACAGAAGGTACTCCTCAGTTGCTAGAGTGGTATATTAAACAATTAGGTTTTATGTTTCATCACGTTAAGAAAGGAAATTAATAATATAAACTGTATCTTATGTAAGCTTGGTCAAGAATGCCCCACGTTAGTTTCGATGGAGCCCCGGACCGTGGAAGGGGCTCCTTTTATTAACCGTACTGCGAAGTACTTAATTGTCCGTGACTTCCCGCGCCCTACGGACAGCGCGGACTCTCTCCTAAGAGCCCTGCCAGTTCTGGCGTCCAAAGGGCTCGACCTTAAGGAAGTAGCTGTTACCTACGCCGTAAAGTGTAGTCCCCCCTTTAAAAAATTACCACCCAAAAAATCAAAAGATATTTGCCGTGAAAACTACCTGGCTAAAGAGATAGAATCTCTCCAGCCGGAAGTTATCGTGTGCCTGGGGGGTCAAGCGGGAGCTACTGTAATCGGTACCAACAATGTATCAGTTGAAAAGAACAGACGTATCGAATTAACCTACGGTGATATTCCTGTTTTTGTAACTTATCATCCTACATTTATAGAATTAAGTCCACATAAAACTCGTACCTGGTTGGAAGATTTATACAGTGCTCTAATCGGGGATAAGGAAACAGAACCGGATTTTAATATTCGGCTAGTTAATACTTATCGCGGATTAGAATCCTTGCAAAAAGAATACTCCGGTTTTGAGGGAGAAGTTTTACTCGATCTGGAATGGGTGCCGGAAACCAAAGAGATTCTAATGGTTGGCGTAGCTTTCGGGGACAGTCCCATCTATGTTATCCCAGCTGCTCACCCAGAATCCAGGATAGGTTCTGACTGGCTTGATTGGTTTAAACAAACTATCAATAGGCCAGAGATTACGGTACTGGGGCATTATATAAAAGCTGACTTGACAACCCTTTTTCTGGATGGGGAAGTTATTAAATGTTTGGCTGATGATAGCATGATGTGGCACTATCTGCTCGATGAGTCCGGTTCAAACCGCAAGTTAAAAACTCTTGCCAAAGAGTTCACACCTTACAGTAAACTCGATGACGAAGTTGACTCCACCAAAATTAAGGACATTGATCTGCGGCTAGCTGCCCGCTACTGTGGCATTGATGTAGGACTACCTCCCGTAATACGCCAGAAAATTAAAGAGACGCTGGAACATTACGAGCAGTATTCCCCTCGCATGGTGGAGTACAACAAAAGATTAATCCCATTTCTTTCCTGCATGGAGAGTGCAGGCATCGCTGTGGATATTGGGCGGCTTCGGGAAGTTACTCGCGACCAGACCAATAAACTAGAAGATATCGGGGTTAAACTTAAGGAGTTAGCGCCGGAAGTAGAAAATCTAGATTCCCCTGTTCAGCTTAGTGCCTATTTGTTTGGGGAGAAGGGAGGGTTCAGTAATGAGAAGCTGGCGGAAATTGGCATTCTTCATCCTCTTAATCTTGACGTACCTGATGTTAAGAATAATTGGGGAGAATCATTTCCTCGTACAGCAGAACATGTAATTAATGCGCTGGAGGGTGAGCAGGAGTTTGTCACTACACTTAAGGAGCATCGATCAGTTGCGAAAGAGATTCGGACTTATGCCAACGGTGTTTCAAAGAATTTAGTTTTTACTAAAAAAGCTAAGTTAGGGGGGATGGTCTACCCTCACATTTTTCCGGCAACCTCGGATGAGGGAGGAGGTACTGTAAGCGGTAGGTTGTCTATTAAAAATCCCCCTATGCAGACTGTTAAAAAGACCATGGATATTGCTAGTGTGTTTATCTCACGGTACGGTGACGAAGGACTACTGTGGGGTATTGATGGTTCTCAGTTTGAACTGCGCTGGGGTGCCATGGAAAGTAGGGATCCTTTTCTGTGTGATATCTTTGCCAACCGTAAAGATCCGCATGGTATCACGGCTGAACTAGGGGGTATTAGCCGCAAGGAGGGTAAAACGGTTAACTTTGCTTCAATCTATGGATGTAGTATTAAAAAATTAAAAGAGCTGGGATTATCCCATTCAGTAGCTAAGCGTGTTAAGAACGCGCTGGAGCAAAATTGGAAAGTTCTTTATAGTTTTATTGATGGTATTAAAAAGCAAGTCCTGTATGAAGGTTACACCGCTACGCCCTACGGCAGGTATCGTCGTTTACCGGGAGCCCGGAATAAGTTTAGTCGGGAAATTCTCCAAGGTGCTAATTTTAGATTGCAGGCCCCAGCCAACGAGGTCTGTCAATTATTAGGGTACTTATTGATGGTTAGGGGGGAGGGGGTTATGATCCCTATTCTAACCAACCACGATGGTCTGGTGTTCGACAGTCTCGCAAAAGACCGCGCACGAGTACTTGACATCATAAAGCAATGCGTGTTAGAGTTAAAGCCCTTCGTCAAACAAGTGTTAGGTATCGACCTGACCATCCCCTTTGAATTTACCGTGGAAGAGGGGACTAACTTTCAAAATTTTAAGGAGACACATATTTATGAGTGCAGCTAAAGTATTACAGCGAGATTTTCTTTACCCCGAGGAGGGCCTAGCGTCCTACGAAACTGTGGTTGATAGTCCTTTCGATATTGAAGACGATGATTACCGCAAGTTCACGTTGGAGCAGGCTGTCCCCCAGGGTCAGTTTAGTTTCGGGGCATTCATGGTTCTGGTCAGTGAGGGGAATAAGCTTATGATCCCCATCCAGAGCAAGGATGACCTGGAGGCAATTAGGGCTATTGGCGCAGCCGCTACGGAACTGGCCGAGGAAGCCGATAAGATTTTTAATAAGTTAGACGCAGAGACGGAGGTATCAGAAGCAGTAGAAAACGCAGATAACGTTTTAGAATTTCCAGTTAATTAAAGAGTGAGATAATATGAGTTTATTTTCTAAAGATGATCTTAGTAAGCTGAGTGGCCGTGATCCTAACGCGGGCAATGTCAGCGAATGGTTTCGTCCTTCCCACAATAAGGACACTGGTGACGATAAGAAATATACTATTCGACTCCTGCCACAGATTGACGCGGACGGTAACCCCGATCCGTACCCCTTTCATTTTGAGCGCATGCATTTTTTCTACGGGGAAAACTACATCAGTGGTGCCTGCCCGCAGACTTTTGGGGATGAGTGCCCAGCCTGCGATATTTTCTTTACCTTAATTCATACTCCTGAGATTCAGGAAAATAAGGGATTCAAGGAGAGCCTCCAGAATATTGCCCCTGACAACAGAGCTTATGCTAACGTGTATGACTATATGTCCGAGAGCATCCGAGTCTGGAGTGTAGCTTATGGAGCCCGCAAGAAAATTGATGATTTGCTGGCAGATTCTTCGGAGTATGGTGTGTTCTTGACCGATCCGGAGGCTGGTAAGGATATCATACTGACTATGACCCCCATCGGTAAGAACAGTATGGTTAAGGGAGTATCTTCACCCCAGCCGGAAGTTTCACCACTACCCCTTAGTGACTGGAAAAATAATCTCCACGATCTTGGGGCTAAGGCACAAACACGTAAGTTATCCGGTGAGGATATTATGGAAGCTGTGCAGGATCAGCTGGGAGATCATTTCGATCCGATCATTGAGCTATACCACAAAACAAAGGGTAAGATTATCGAGGAAGTGGGGGAGGCTGTATGACACTAGACGACATTCGTGGTATTAAAGAATTACCCATCTTAGATGAAACTGCCCTAGCTATGGTATTTGAGGAGTGTGCGGATAATCCTGAAGTAGCTGCCGCAGGAGAGGAATTTCTATTTGCCCAGGACCGTCTTTGGGCCGCGTATGAGAATGAGGTTTTTCCGGAGGTAATCCCTGAAGTTCCGGGGGAGTAGAACCGGAGCCTGTACCCGTCAACTGGTTGTGGCCGAGCTAGATCCTGGTTCGGCCAAACCACCAGCGGAGAAGTTAGATTTCCTAGCCACCGGGCATTACCTCCAGACTCAAGTGGAGGATATATTAAAGGAAGAGGGCATCGCGCTGGTAGATACAGAGTGTGAAGGTATCCACGATTTTGGGGACTTTACCATCGTAGGCCATGTCGACGGGGTAATCGACAACCAGGGGGAGGGGGAAACTCCTTACTCCCTGCTGGAGGTCAAGGCGGTGCAGGATAAGAATTTTAAAGCGCTGGCTAAGACCAATGACTGGCGAGAAAAATATGAATACAACGTTCCGCAAGCTCAGACTTATCTGCATTTCGATGAACTCGTATCGGTATCAGGAGACGTTCGGTATAGTGGGCCTTTTGGATGTACTTATTTTGTCTATTTTAATCGGAATACTTCTGAAATGCTCGGAGGTCTACCTATTGACCGGGCTGGGTATACTTATCGTCCAGACATGGTGTTATATCCTGACAATGGCGCATTCGAGGAAATACGTCAAAGACATGTTAACGCCCTCCAGTACATAGACGATAAGAACGTGCCGGACTGGTGTGACAAAGAAGGGCTTTGTTTCTTCTGCGGCAGGGGATTCCCTAAGTTAAGCCCACGAGGAAAGATGGAAAATTATGGTAGATAATTTATATATTATTATAGAAGTAGCTGTTTGTTTAGTAGTCTTACTTGCTGCATTACTTGGGGGTATGACTATACTAGGTCTTATATGGTATTTTATACGCCTCATCATTGATGAGATACGGTCATGATCCTCTGCTGCGACCCAGGCTCACTTAATACCGGCTGGGCTTTAATGTCTCCCAACGGGAAAGTAAAGTACGCTTCTCACGATAAAAGACCTAATAGCGTAGAACCCTTGAAAGCTATTGACCACTATACCACCAGTTTAAAAAATAAAATCTCAGCTAGCCGCCATGTCACAGATTTTATCATAGAAATGTATTACCCCTTCGGCGGAGGAAGAGCTAATGCACACAGTCAAATTCTTTTGGTGGGAGCTCTTATAGGAGTAGCTTCAAAGATGGGATGTAGGGTAGTGAGCTTAGACCCCAAAGAGTGGAAAGATTGGGCCAAGAAAAACGACAAGTACCACGTCGATGAATCGCTAACCCAGCATGAGATTGATGCAATTACGATGGGTAAGTATTACTTAGAGTGTTGTGAGGTTCCCAAGGTGGGTGACTAGGTTGTGACCCTAGTTGTGGAGTTCAAATCTCCGCCTCACCCCAATTTTGGAGATACTATTAAATGACTCTTGAAGAATTTTTAGATTATTACTCTAATAACTCTAGTGTAGATATGGAGGAAGTTGCTGTCGCTGCGCGTAGTATAGTGGAAAAAGAATTCAGACTTGCCCTAGCTGCGGGGGTATATTTGAAAGCTATCAGGGACTTTGAAAAAGAATTAGACAAGGTGGGATTTGAATGGGGATAATGGACGAAGAAGCTGTTCTTTGTGGGCGATCTAACTGTGGTAACCACGTGGTCCGACCTGGTAAAACACAATGTTGGTGCGAAGGATCCGTGAACACTGCTGTACACGATTTAGTGGATTTAGAGGAAGACCTTTTTAAGTGTCAATCCTTGGATAAAGCTAGGGAGCTGGTCACTAGGTTTGTGGATGTACACACCCTCTACCGGATTCCCGGCAGAAATAATCAGTTTGAAAGGAACCATGACCAATGAAGACATCCGCCATTTTTCACCTGGCCCGAGTTACCAAGGTAGTAGTCGAATGGGTGCAGGAAAAGTACAAGTACGGCCAGTCTAAACACGGCGGCAACCTAAACCGCAAGCCAATGCTGGAGCACCTGGCGCAGGAGTACACGGATGGATTGGTGTATTTAATTACCCACATCGACCAGGTGCGGGAAGCAACCGCCAGACTAGATGACTATATCTACGAGAATACTGTGGACCTTGAAGAAGGCCCTATTTTTGAGGGAGATTATAGGGTACTGGAGGCGTACAATCTCCTTCAGTATGGTAATATCGAGGGTGAGACTGAGGAAGAATTAGAGCCTAACGAAATAATTTTGGTGAGGTAACTGTATGAAATCTATTAAACTAATTAGTTTAGACCTGGAGGAGGGGGAAGGATTACTTCTACTCGGGGATACCCACATCGGGCACGAGCGCCATAATAGTACAGGATTACTTGACACACTGGCTAAAAGTGTGGATAATGGGGATAAGATTCTCCTAATGGGAGATCTAAGCGATTACGGTTTGGCTAATAGCGTGGGAGCCTCGGTATACGAGCAAGACATCCAGCCGCAGGAACAGTACGAGGAAGTGCTGCGGTGGTTAGAACCCCACAAGGACCAGATCATTGGATCAATTACGGGGAACCATGAAGAACGAGTTCGCAAGAATACTGGCATCGATATCGGAAAGAATCTTGCACGGGAGCTGGGGGTGCCATATTTTGGATATGGCGGCGTGGTGCGCATTTCTGTGGATAATACTTCATATTTGATGTACGCTAAGCATGGCGGTAGTGGAGCTGCTACCAGGGGCGGCAAGATTAACGCGGTTATGAAGTTCCGCAACATTTTCCCTGGTGCTGACATTTACGCCATGGGGCACGTTCATGACCTGGCGCACGAATTCATGCCAGTGCGGTATTATGACTCGCGCAATAAGTCCATTAAATCCACGACCCAGCATTTCGTACTAACAGGATATTACATGGAGTACGAGGATGGTTATGGGGAGCAGAAGGATTACGCGCCCGGCAGTCAGGGCTCACCCCGGATCGTGTTCCACAAGAACAAAGAAGATTTAGCAGTTGAATTTTACCGGGTCTGAATTAAAAAGTGTGAAGTTTCCCAATGCAATTATTGTGGAACATGAATTTGATTATGGTAATTCTATAGGATTTGTAATTTCCTTAAAAGGAAAAAATACGAGGGAGTTTCTATGGAGTGTTAGGTTTTCTCGTACTAAAAAACCTGCTATTTTTGGGGATCCCACACCAGTTAAAATAAATTCTATTTCTGAAATTCTTGAAATGATGGAAGATGACCCGCATCTTATTTACTGGGATCCCAAGGAAAGAGCTTATTTTTACGATGAGCCGGGGGAATTACTACAACCATCAGTTCCCTACTCTAGAAAAGAATTATTAGATCAAAAAGTGGAGGCTATTAAATTACTAGAAGATCAAGTAGAAAACCATATAAAGGATTGTAAGGATTTTCTTAGCTTGGTGGAGGATTAATGAACGATTATGAGGGCACGCTAAAGGAGCGTATTGTCGATGTAATTTTAACGGAGGCCGGGATTACGATTGATCCTTGGTTGGCGGAAGAAATCGCGGATAAGATTATAGACGAAATACTGGGGGAATGAAGAAACTAAGTTGTATTGGATGCGGGACACTACTCACTGTGCCCGAGAAAACGGAGTACGTTAAATGCGCTACTTGCTCTATGCGGCTGGCAGATGCTCTTGAAAATTCGGCCAGAGAAATCGACATTGAACCCTGTCCCCATCACCCCCAGTACAACGGAGTCGGCCCCACTCGGTCAGGATGCAAAACCTGTGAAGAGATTTTCCGCATCCGGAGAGGAGAAGGATTGTTATGAAAAACGGCGGTGTACTAGGGATGGGAATGGGGCTGCCTTTTGGCAACCCTACTGGCCAACAGCCGTCAGGGGATCCAGACTTCCTATTGTTAGAAGATGGATCAGGTTTCATCCTACTAGAGGACGGTTCCAAGATAATACTGGAGGCATAATGAAAGAAGGTTGGACATTTAAAGTAAAAGGAGGGAAGAGCCCGGACGCCCAAAGTCACTTGTACTACTTACTGCTCCAGGCTCGCCCCCGAGGATTGTGGGAGAAAGTTAAAATGGTTCCTAGGTGGTTAAAAATTATTTTGCTGGTTGGTGGGTTGGCGTGGGGTGGTAGTTCGGCTTTTGGGCAGGATAGCACTATTTGTAACCTTACCAATGAAACCACGGCAGCTGGCACTGATGAAATTGTAACCGCCCAGTGTGGTGGTGGGACCAATGAGCGATTAAGTTTGTCGGAGTTATGGGCCGGGCATGATGCTGCCTCCAGTTATTCTGGTGTAGGAAGTTGCACAAACCAAGTGGTAACAGCCTTAACGGATGAGGCAGCCCCCACTTGCTCCAGTGTAACAACGGCTATGACTTCGTTTGACCCTATTGAGGAAACGGAACTTGACAGCCTATCAGAGCTTAATACCCAGTTAGGGACATCTATTGCAGATGGGGCACATACTACACTTCCTACCCACTCAATTTGTTTTTACGTAGAAGACCCAGTTACGGATGAGGAATTCTTAACGCTGTGGCGAGCACCGGCAGCGGTTACGGCAACGGAGATTTATTGTGAGGCAACTGGTGGTACGTCAGTGGCGCTGGACATTGAAGTAGATGATGGAACCGCCACAGGAGTTAACGGTAGCAATATTACATGTACTACCGCCGGAGTGACGGATAGCACGTTCGCGGGGGATACTACTTTTGCCGATGGTGACAGGTTAGACTTAGACTTTGGTACAGTCACAGGATCCGTGGACGCCATTGCCATCTGTATGGAGTACACTTATGATTAAGAAGCTGCTGGCAGGATTTCTTTTACTAGCCCTGCCCCTGGATGGGCAGGTAATAGTAAGGCGGACTGCATCTGCACCAACACTCCTGATGGAGGACTACTTTACTAGTGATGTTACTGGTTGGACTAAGGCTGATAACTGTGACATTAGTGCTCCATCAGCTTGGACTGTTGCCACTGGTGCGCTTGCCGGTAGGACAGGCCATGCCAGGGAAAACAGCAATTGTTTTGGTGGTACGTCATCGGCTCCCCCACCAGCCGGTAGGTTAGGAACCTATTTTTATTGGGACGACGTGGCGGCTCAAAGCTGGACTGATTACACTATTACTGCGTGGATGAGAAATACTGATGATGATGGTATTGGGTTAGCGTGGCGCTACACAGATAAAGATAATAACTACCGGGTAGACTGCGACGATCAGCGTAATGGTTGTATTTTAATTAAACGAGACGGTGGTGTTGCTACAGAATTGGCGGTTGATTCAGTATCCGCCCAGTGTAACGGGGCTTATACCGATGATGCTTGGTATGAATGGATAGTTACTGTTTCAGGTGATGACTTTACTGTGTCTATTGACGGCACAGATTGCTTTGGGACAGTGACCGATACAGCCCACACTACAGGCACCGTTGCGCTCTATTCTTGGGGCTCAAATGCAGCTTATACTGACGAAATTAAAGTGGAGAACTAAATATGGCTGGAACAGAAAAAGCTGCCCGCGCATTACTGTACATAGTGCAGCGGGACAACCCGGAGTATAATGTACACAACTATCCCAAATCCAAGTTAACAGAGGAAGCAGAGAAAGCTGCCCGACCAGTGACTAAGCCTCCCTTGGGGAAGCATGGATCTAATAATCACGCGGCGGTAAAGGCAGCGGCGGCTGGTGTGGTAATGGGGGATTGGTCCCAGTCACGGGAATTCTTTGAGGTTCACAAGAGGGCTGGGCTTAGTGAGTGGGGGCCGCTGTATTGGTTACTAACGTGTTTCTGTGTGGGAATGATGTATCGGTATGGTCCCAAGGATGTGCAGGAAGAAGCCGTGGAATTCCTAGCATTCTTTGATGAGCTGGGGTACCGTACTTTGGTGGAAAACCCCCGTTCATTAGAGTTATATACTCTGGACCGCAAGGCTGGCCATGATGGTCGACGGTTTCATAAGGAAAAGAAATTTATGATTACCGCTGGTCCCCGAGGAATTTTTAATCAGGGATTGGGGTGGCAGCTGGAAAATCTTGTCTCCAGTTATCACTTCCGGACTGGCGGGGCTCAAAGAGTTAAGAATTTTCGCAACCAGAAACTTCAGTTCAACGATAATGATTTTGGATTTGAGCTTAGTATTGCTTATTCTGATATAGTCCCTAGAGTACCGGGCAAGGCTAAGAGTGAGCATTGGCTCCGGTCTGGTATCGACGTTATCAAGTTCAAGAATGGTGATGCCCTGGTAGTCTGTACCAGCGGGGACCATAGCACTAAACCCCCCATCAATATGGTAGACTCCGGCAACAAGGGAGTATGCCGCCTATACAGTGCCATTAAGTATCAGGATGACAAGCACGTTAGGGGTTCTAAGGGAACCGTGCGAGTAGATGGCAACCAGATTTGGGCCACGGCAGATGGACCGGACGGCAAGGTAGTCCACAAATCACGTGAGCGCAAACTATCAGACGTTGCTAGCTGGTGGCGATTGGCGCAGAAGGATGGTTGGTTGGAGATTGATCCGGCAACTCAGGAGCCCAAGGACGACGATGGGGGGACTACTACTGAGCCGCCAGTTGAACCACCATTAGATGGTTTAACGGATGGGGCCGGGGCTTTCATGGCAGCGGTTAGAGCCGTGGTCGCTGGTAACAAAAAGCGGGCCATTGAAATGTACCACCGGATGCGGAGGAAGCAGAATGTGGAATGAGGATTTAACATTACTCTTAAGAACTATTGAAGAACGATTTTTTTACATTAATCCCCAATTAGATATTTATGACTATACTTTTCCTTTTGCTGAAATAGAATATGATATACGTACCGCCCTCAGGGATTCTTTTGAGGATGGTTACGCCGCCGGGTATGAGGCGGGGAGGGAAGATAGTGATTAGGGACAAAATTGAGGAAACACGCATGATCTTATATGGTAGAGATAGTTCCAAGGAAAAACATGAAAAATTATTAGAAGCTATTGCAAGGCTCCCAACCCCAAAAAGCAAGAGTCAGTGGCGACGTCTGGAGTCTATGCTAGGCCGCCAGTCACCACCAGAATGATTGGGGGAATGATGGCTGCCGTTGGTCCTGCCCTGCTTATGAAGCTGCCCGATATAATAACGAAAAATTCGAGGAATCCATTAAAGACTTCCCCGAAGATCGTAAGGTAGAGCTGCGATTATTAAGACAGCAGAACATAGCACTAAGACGCCGGAATACCAGTAACAACACACAACAGGGTAGTTTCAACCCTTTGTGGTTGCTATTTATTGCCGATTAATCCAACCACGGCCACCGAGCTTTTTTACCGCCCAGTAGTACATAGTTGCTAACCATTTAGGGGCACCACGCTGTATCATCAACTGGTAAAAAAGCTCGTCGGCCTCTTTCTTTACCCGATGGGCCACTTCTCCCTCGCGCATCAGCTGATAGAAGGCATCATGCACCAATGATGGGAACATCACCCATTTAAAGTCTGGTGCCCAGGTAGCCCCATCCCAAGCATACCCTTTGCTAATAATAATACGACCATTGGGGAGTAGCCTAACGTAGGGTAGAACCCGTCCTGCGTGTCCCTTTATGGGAGTATCCAATATGATCTGGTGATCAGTAACGACATATGGCCATTTTTTAGTCATTTTTAGGCTGGTACTCCATGTGATAATGTTCGTTGGGGGTACCTAGGGATTCCAGTATAAGATCAAAATGCCGGGGCAGGGCCTTACGAGCCTCCACCAGTACTAGCTGTTTTTCCTCATTGGAGGCAATGTGCTTGCTGCGCACATCTACCGCACTGCCCGCGTAATGTAAGCTGGTGTAGCTGTGGTGACCATCATTACAGCTAGTGACGATACAGTCGTACCCATGTTCCGCCAAAGCGTCCCGCATCACTATTAGACCCAGCACCATCTGTGGGCGCAGGTTATCAAGCCGCACTGTTTTGTCCTTGAATTTAAGCATTAGCTACCCAGCCATTTGTCAATACCCCATCCAGTAATAATAGCACTCAGGATGGCGGTGACCCAGTTGCGCACTGGGATAAATTCTTTTTGGGAAACGTACTTGCCCTCGATATCCTTTTCCAAGGATTCAAGGCGAGCATCCCCCTTCTCCTCCAGCTTGGTGAGACGTTTATCTATGCTTTTAACATGGTCGTGGGTGTTCCGTGTTCTCTCATCAATCCGGATCAGCAATTCTTTGTCCTCTGGTAGAAAATTAGACGGCATAATCTTATTCCTTTGGTACGGGTGCTGGGGGAATTTCCCCTTGCAGCAAGTAAATCTTGTGGTTATTAGTATAAGAGGGAAGCCACTGGGAAATATAATAATCATCAATTCCCGCGTTACGTAATTGCTGGATTAAGAATAAGGTTCTTTCCCCCGCCTGCCGCCACTTCTCTTGATACTGGCGTTGCGCCTCAAACTTATCCGACTGGTTGGTTAACTCGGCTATCCTCCGCCCTTGGGAATCGGCAGATCTTCGCAGCTCTGATATCTCCCCTCGGAATCTTTTCTTGATGTCCAACTTGTACCGCTGGACACCTACGGCCTTACCCCCTAGCTGCTCGATGGCAGTACGATCCGCCCGGCTTACAGGGGTAGGCCCTATAATTCTACTTACGCCGGGTACGTCGGCTGCCCTAGCTGCTTCCAAGGGATCACGCACTAGTCCCGGTGTTACGTTCTTAACCAGTTTCTTACCGGCTTGTTTCATATCCCCTGTCTGCCAATACTCCGATATCGGTCCCAGGATAAGACTGGGCGACACTATATCACCAGCCACAGCTCCCAGGAAATTGCCCGCCCATTCAGCTGGGTCTTGGCTAGGGGCGGTAGCTGACCGCATTATGGACATGGGATAATTATAGTAATTCCCATCACTCATGATGGAGTATTCCATCTGGCCAGTGGTTGGATCCCACTTGTAGGGAACAATTTCCCCATCCTGGTGGTACTCCGGCAAAAAAGGCACGACCGCTTGGTTGACGTTGCGGCCCACGTTAGTAAAGGTTGAAGCCCAACGACTGCCCGCGTACTCGGCTGTAACTGAAGCCATAACACCAGCTGCCCGTCGCAATCCAATCTTGCGGGTAACAGGGTCAGCTAAATCGTCATACATGATGTTGACCAAGTTGCGGAAGTTGCGCATACTCTCGATAGGGAAACTGGCGAAAGGCCCTATGATGGCGCTTTCACGGATCTTGCGACCCACTCGGGGCAAGAAATTGTAGTTCTGCGTGGCATCCCGAACCACCCTAACAGCTCTTTTCTTAGCCTCAGTCTCGGCTGCGGATCGGGTCATGCCGGAATCCATTAGCGCTTTGGTGTATTGCTTAATTTCCTTGTTATAGATACTAACCTTCCAGTAGTTATCTCCTGTGAGATACCACTTGGTTCCAAAATCCATTAGCTTTTCGTATTTTTCCGATACCTTTTTGCCAGTGGCTTTGCGCATGTAATAATTCATAGAGTTTTCAAACTCTAGTAAATCACCTACATCTACGTTAGTGCCCAGGGCACCCTCTTGAATAAGCTCCTCTACCATTTGGGTAATCTCGGGACTGGCTGCCTTTTCAGTGCGTAGTGCTCTTGCTCCCTTACGCCCGATTGGATCAATAACATTGGGGATATGCCCTAACGCCATAGCCACCCAACCGTTAGAGATAAAATTCTTAACGTGGGTAGTAGGACTGAGGACGGTATTGTGTGCTTTGGTTAAACCATTAAGCATAAGGCTAAAGCTATTGGCCTTGAGCTTAGTCTGCTCTTCCAGAATGTCCGCGATGTCGTCGGATACGAAGAACCCAGGGGAATTGGGTAACTCCCTGGTGAACTTGCCGGTAGCAATGGGGCTCGCGACACCAAGCCCTTGCTCCGCTAGCATGGGGCCTAATTTCTGGTTAAAATCCATTTCCGCTGCCAATGAATGCATATAGTAGGAGGACCGCACTGCCTTGTGAAAAGGATCAGTATGTTCCCCCAGTAGGGCACGCATCGCTGGTGGTACGTTCTTGCGGGCTCTGAGCACACGCCTACCCGTAGAACTAACTTTGTTGGCATTAAGCACCAGCAGTGGATTGTTCTTTTGGGTAGTACTGGCCCGGATAATACCTTCGATCTGGTCATCGGTTAGATCGTAGTCCCTTTTGAGGAACTCCTTGGCCTTGCCGACAATTTCCGGTGATACGTCCTTCTGCCAGAACGGATTTTCAATGACCGCGTAATCCCGGTGCAAGTACTTACCAAGATTGTCTGAAAGCTTTTGCCGCAGATCAGGGCTGGCATTCTGCAGGCTGGGGTTATCCAATAGCTGCATGGACAGATTATCTAAATCGTCACGCATAGATTGAGCTATGGCGTGGACATCCCCTGGAAGCCTAGCCTCTTTGGCGGTTAATAGATTATCTACCTGGTCGTAAAGCTCTATATCCCCGTATTTGCGCTCCACCAGCTCCTTAATAGCCTCTGCCTTTTGCCGCATTTGATAAGCCCCCAGGATAGGTTCCTGGTCGGCTTTAATTTTGGACATAAAGACATCCTCGGGCAGCCCTCGTCGACTCCCGAAATTCTTCTTTAAGAACTGGTAGAATTTATCGAACCCTTGCTCTGACTTCCCCAGGGCAGGGGTTTCTTTAGCTTCACGAGCTGCTATTCCCTTAATCATGTCCGCCGTGGACTTAAATTCATCCTCGGGCAGGAAATGATAAAGCTGGCGGGCGTTCTCTGCCTCACGCAACCCATTGGCCGTGGCTAATTCTGCCTGCGTAAATTTAGCTTCATCCAGGTATACGCCATACTTTTCACGAGCCGCGTTAATCTCACGAGCCCGTCCCTCTAGAATAGAAGCCTTTCTATCCAGGGCGGTTATGAATTCCTGGGATTCTTCTAACCCTTTGGACTTATCTACTAGCACATCAATGGCCGCGTTCTCGGTATCGGCCACCTTAGTCTCTAGTCGAACTGTTCTGTTGAAAACCCTTTCTTTCTTAATAGGATCCTCAGTACGTTCTGCTCTTTTAAGGAGGGACTTAAGCTTATCTTTCTTGACTGGTATTTCCTGGTATAGAGTATCGTGTGCCTGCATGTAGTCCGGATCAGTTAACAAATCCTCTTCCTGCATGCGAAGTTCAGCGTTCTTAAGTTCTGCCTTTTCGCGCAGGGAAGCTGCCAGCTCGTCGTAAGCCTGGGTATCGGCACCACTAATACTACGCCGCATCGTTTGACGGGAAGTATCGTCTAACGTTGGTGCCGTTGCCCTACCAATTTTACGCCCCAACTTACGGGCACCATAAGCACCAGTTCCAACTAAAGCCATTTTACCAGCTAATCTGGCTAGGCCCGCTGGGTTATTGGAAGTAGGCTCTAGTAATTCAGCTGCGAATAAAGCTTTGCGGGCTGCACTGGGACTATTAGCCGTGGCCAGATAATCTTCCCGAGCTACTTCCCGAGCTTCCCCCAGGTCATTATAGATAGGGACTGCCTTGTCAATGGCATCGTGCAGTTTAGCAGTATCGTCAAATACCTTGTCCCCCTGTATCCAACCAGCGGGGTTTAGGTACCGATGCCCCAAAGCTGCTACGTCAATAAGATCCCGAGGAATATTAACAAGGTTAGAAGCAGCTGCCTGCCACATCTTACCTTTATCCCCCAGGTTAGACGTGCGATCCGGTGTATCTAGAACGTCCGGAGACTGGGTATAATTAGGATCCCTAGTCTTAGACCGAATAGTTTTACGGGATACAGCCGATCCTTTGGCATCCTTGTACTGCCCCAGGAAAGAGCGTAATTGGGATTGAATTTGACCACTGTCCGCTCCGCCCTCATGTGCTCTAAGTACACGTTCCCTGATCTTCCCCTGGATATCGTCAGGAAGATGGCTTAGGTTGCGGCTTAAATCCGAACCCAAGATCGTGTCAAATCGAGCGTCAAACATTATTCAAGTAAATCACCAAAGATATTACCACCTACTGATTGGACTTCCCACGTAAGCGGATCCATCGGATCAAATCCATCGGGCCAGTTAAACATAGCTTCTAACTCTGCCAACTTACCGTTGCGAATTTCACCTTCAGGCATTTCCATAATCTGCATGTACATCTTACGGTACTGGTGGGCTAACTTAATCATCTCACTATTGTCAGGTGTTTCCGGCTCTTCTTGCTCCGGCGGCATGCTACCAGGTAGTAACTGCGCATCACCAGCCAAGGCTCCCGTCTTTGGATTAACTGGTACAATCATTTGGCCCTGTTCGCTGGGGTAGGTGCGGATATTTAAATTAGGGGCAACCTGAGGCTTGTGGTAAGGCTCAACCCCATCTTGCCACGGAACCACTGAACCATCCTCGCGCACAAACCCAAAACTACCATCCGGCAATTGAACCGTGCCACCCCGCACAGCAGGCTGCTCAGGGGCTTGGTCTTTAAATTGGTTACGTATGTATTGGTCAATGAATAAACTTGCCTCCTCGGGCGTCTGAGGGGGCGCTACGCCCATTTCATTAGCTATGGCACCAGCTCTTTCTAAAATACCGGCCATTTCGTTCTGCTCATCCTCATACTGACGGAGCTGTAGTTCCTCACGTAACTTTTGGGCCTCTCCACGATTCATATAATCTTCCATGCGCAAATCTTGGATTTCCTGATTCCGGGTATCGAGAAGTTGCTGACGCTCTAGTGCCATCGTTTGATCCATGGCCCCTACCAAGTTTTGAGCCATATTACCTGTCATACCATTAGGGCCGACTGAGGCGGATAAAGCTGCCCCAATTCGCCGCAGATAATCAGCCTGCAAATCCGGATCTTCAAAGGTAGGGCCGGGGCCGCTCCCAAAAAACATATTACGAAATCCCATTAACTACCTCCTCCACCGAAAGTTCCACCGGCCCCGAGATAACCCCCCAGTCCGGAAATACCAGCATTAATCCAAGGATTACCGGCGTAAGGCTGGGTCGATTTTCCATGCTGGGTGCCGAATGTGCTTAGGATGGGTAGGCCAAACTGCTGAGCTTGATTGAGCATCTCGTAGGGGAGTAGTTCATTCTTATTCTCCAGAGTATTCATTCCCTCGGCAACACCCATAAGTTGCATCATATTACCGAACTTAGCTTGATCCCGGTCAAATCCCAGTCGAGCCATCTGACCACGCAAGGCCATACTAGCGGCTGCCCGTTGAGCATCGGCTGCTATCTTGGCAGATCCCAACTGACCACTTCGGGCAATTAAGGACTGGTTGGTCCCCCCCAGTGTACTACGGGCTGAGGTATTTTCACCCGAGAGCATCCCCATCGCATCCATCATGCGGTTGCGCTCGTTTTCGTAGAGACTGCCCCGTAATTGCTGGGCTCCCTCATTGAATTCCTCATTGGCTAATACGTGAGCCCTTGCCAAAGCACCACTGCCGAATCGTCCACTGGTAGCAAAACGGGAATCAATGTCTCCTAGTGATCGCTGATAGTCCTCATAAGATTCATCTACCAAGGATTGCACGTAAGGATTACCCTGATCTAAGAACTTACCATCCAGCACTTCCCGCATCCACTGGTTAGGTTCAACGGAATAATTGCCTAGGTAATCCCCGAGTTGTTGGGTGTTCATGAAGTTGCCATTACCCCCACCAGGTCGTCCACTACTGGAGGAGCTTCCCCCGCCGGATGAACCACCGCCGGTATAACTATAACCCCCTCCACCATTTTGACCACTACCACCAACTAGTCCACTTAATTCACCATACAATCGGCGCATTTCGTCACTGGGGCCAATATCGGGGTTCGGTGTGTTAAAATAAAGGTCATTCCCTTTATCCAATAATGTGTTTAAATAAGAAGTGCCCTTAGCGCCACCGTAGGGTTCTAAGTAAGAAGTACTTTTAGACCCCTTCTTAGCGGCTTTACTTTGACTGTATGCGCCGTAGGCGGACCCAAGCCCGGCAACTACGGCTCCTGTTACTGCGGCCATTCTACGACCCCCTTACATTAAAAAAACATACCCAAGTTAAACGCCCATCTTCTTTTGTTGTGGCTTTTTCTTCTTGAGGATATCTACTGTGAAAAACCTTTGAGGAATAAATAACTAGTCTGTTTTTAAACCCTTTGATAAAATCTGTTTGTTCCCAAGCTGCTTCATTGTGGGTATCCCGGTGCAGTAAGTCAGCCACTTCCATAGCATTATCTGTCTCTTTAGGGATTTCTAGCCACCCTGTTTCTTTGTGTTTCCAGAATGCGGTTCCACCGGGACTGTCAGACAAATAATAAATGGCCGCCAGCTGGGAACAACCTGAATCCGCATGAATCCACGTAGGAGCATTTTCCCCTGCTAATCCCATTTTCCAAAATGACATTTCTACTTCAATGGGAGATCCAACAAGTTGGGAGACAGTAGCCTCCATTTTACTAAAGGGTAACGCTGTTCCTATACCTGGAAAAATATGGCTATCATACTCCACATCATTAAAATTTTGCGCTAAAGCGTCCTGGCGCAGGGAGTCCAATTCATTACTAGGGACTACGTTATCCATAACTAAAATCATAAAATTCCCTTATAATGAGTTTCTACGGGTTCTAACCCTAATCGGGTGTATAATTTTTTTACCCTATTTCCCATGCCGTCTGCCAGATGTACCATGGTAATCCTCTTGGCTCCCCTAGATTTCATGAGCTTCATGTAACTCTTTAGTAACCTGATACCCCCACCTCTACTATCGGGGAGCATAAACCAAAACATCTCATTCGCCACTAATTGCCCATCGTTGACATCCGGGGCCAAAACTCCTCCTAGGACTCCGATAAGACGATTATTCTTCCAAGCTCCAAGAATAGTACCTACGTTATTGTCTATTAAATTTTTCCAGTTAGAATTAAATACCTCTGGATTGAACTCACCTGGGATGGTTCCCTCTGCGTAAAATAGCCTTCCTATTTCCTCGCACTGGGGGACTTCCTCCACCGTTAATTCACGTATTACCACTGCTTACGATACTCCACAAACCCAGGCTTAAACCCATATTTTTTCATCTTACGACCATAACCCGGACGCTGGCTAATAAATTTAATACCCACCAGTCCCTCGGCTCGTGCTACTTCTTCTAGCAACTCCAAGAGCGGTCCATGTATATCCACCCGGGGGTCTTTGCTGTAAAGGAAAGGGATATTGCAGTATACCCCCTCCGGTGTTTCCATTAGTTCTGTGGTACAACAACCTAATCCTTCTACTACCCACAACACCATCCGGCCCTCATCGAGACATTCCCGTATTTCCTCCAGGGTTCGATAATTGCCGCTGTAGTCCAAAGCCGATTGAAGCCCTTCTGAGAACTCTTCCCAGTAGGGTTCAATCGCAGCTTTAGGAACTCGACTAGGTTGTGGGATGGAATTCAACTAATACTCCATGTACAAAAGCATTGAATCCGTAAGTATCCGCCGGGTCGCCACCAATTCTCTCTAACTCTAAAGAATACATATCATAATGATCACTAATAGGGCTATCCGTATCCTCGATTGACACAATCTCTAGGTAATTTACTGTGGACGATGCTGGGGCCAAGATAGAGGTTACGCTTGAAACTGTTGTACCGTTAGTATCAGTATCTTCGTTAAAACCCCTAATAGTACTGCGGAAAAGAATATCGTTCGTAGTGGCTCCCGTCGAGTAGAAAATTTTAACAGAGAAATACCCACTACGCCACAGATCCTTGTTAACAAAATTAGCTATATTCGATGTAGTTGAAGCATTTGGAAAAGTGATAGCCGATGTTTCATTTCGCTGGGCTTCACTACCACCCGATCTGGTAAACCGTGTAGGATCAAGCCATTCGCGAAAATACATCTCATTGACGTAATCAGCTATAGTTACGAAATTCTCGAAAGACCTGCCGGGATCCTGCGTTTGTCTGCTAATCTTAGACAATCTATCGTTCTCCTGTTTCTTCATACTCAACTTCCCAGTGGGTAAAATACCTTAATTGGTCAGCTGCGAATTCAATGTTAGTATTAAATGTATAGAACTCCCCACCTTTAATCTTGTCCAGTGGATACCATCCGGCCTCTGATCGTTGGTTTGAGTCTACCGTTATCGCACTGGTCGAAGACATTTCCGGCTGGTGAGATGATGTAATCGTCTGCCGGATACTTGGGTACGTTGGTGAAGTTCCTTCCATCCTAAAAATGGGCCGTACCCGATGGATCTGTATCTCATTGACATTCTCCCCTCGGGCAAATGTCTCAGAGTCCATGATGTTGCTTTCAAAACTACTGTTCAAATACCTGCCGCCCGTAAAGTGCGCCAGTGAGTGCTCATCAGTAGTGGGGTTGTAAAGAAATACCTGGAGTAATCTCGTAACTGGTCCACCACCTACCGTAGTATTGAATATGGTCTGGATGTGAGAAATGTACGTATTGGAAGGTAAGGAACTGTCGATAGATAGCTTAGTGAACCTATCCTCTACCGTGTTGTACACCAGGATGCGGCGTTCCTTATTGAAGTCAGAAGCACCCTCGTGGGTATACACCCAATAGATGCACCGCGTAATCGGATCATAAGCCCCAATGATTTGGGAATCTACCAACTTGGTATTCTCGTTACTGCGCTGGGCCATCGCCTCGTCATTGTTTTCATTATCCGTCAACCATCGAACAACCTGCCCATCCCCAATATCGGATACGTACCGGCCTTCTTGGATTCGTTTAATGGAGCCACCGCCCATAAAATACACATCAGAACCAGCCGTGACAATACTGCGCGGATAAGCTGTGCCATCTTTGTAGCTGATGGTATCAAACGTAAAAATCTCAAGACTGCCCACGTAGTCCATGCGTATGATGGAACCACGCTTGAAAACCAGCCCGTAATCAATTCCACCCACTAGTCCAGTGATGGCTCCCGGTGTATCCCGCAAAGGCTGATAATCAGACTGGGTGGTTAGATCAATTTCTTTAAAGGTCTGGTTGTCATTAATGGCGCTCCACCAAACTGTGTATGGATTCCCCAAACTGGTCCCTAAAGTACCGGCACCCCCAGCACCACCGCTGTCCGGATTTATGTCGGCCAATACCAGGAAGTTGTTAATAGTGGTACAAAACCGGGCTCGTGGTTCGTATTCATCAGACCCAGGAGACGTAATAAGATCACTAAAGACAGAATCCGTTGGCCCCTTGGTTTGAATTTCATCTACGTAGTTGGTGGCAATTACGTCATCACCCCAACTGGTGAAGTCCCAGGACAGGGGTTTAGACGTACCTTGGCCGTAATTACTAACCCGGCCTACCTCAGACCAAGCAAAAGCATCAGACAATTCAAATAACTCTTCATCATCCCCCACATACTGAATGTTGACATCACCTTCCTTGGTTTCGGCACCCGCCACTGAGGGCACCTCAAACTCCACCCAGCTAATGAATAAAGTTCCGCTTTGGGGCATTTCAAGCTCCATGCCGGAAATTTCTACGGTCCCTGCGCCACTTAGGGCCGTGTTCTTAGCCTGAAAAGTGATCCGAAGATTTTGGTAGTCATTGATATTTAAAATATCATCAGAATCAAAATTAATAGAATGTGTGGTAAAGGAATCGTTTAAGGTGATCGTGGATGTTGCTATTGTCGTGTCACCTTCTTTGAGGATAACCTTTAATTCCCCTGCACTCATCGTAACACGACGGGCCCGCACGTCTAGCTTGTGCTGGGTAAGTACATCAGGGTCTACCGGATTTTCTAAACCAACCGTGGCCCAAAAATTAAAACCCCCCGCTGGAATATTCGGGGTAGTAATGTATTCAGTATCGTCAGCTAGATCACCTAAATAGTCGTGTAGGTCCGTTCCCCCATCATTACCTTCCCAACCACCACTATTACCTACAACCTCATCCGGGTAAAAAACCTGCAAATCTGAGTCAAGGTCGGCGGCAAAGGATACCGATAGACGATCATAATTAGCAATACTGGAGGCTTGGAGTGTCCCTAAGGTTAAAGTTTCTGTTGTCCATTCCCCCACTGGAGGAGAACTGGGGGTTACTGATGCAATGTTGGAACCATCATCAATAAGGGTGAAATTAAATGTTGTGTCTACCGGACTATCAATAAAATATCGAACTCTTAGTATGTGGCCGGTATCAACCAGGGGGTCATCTACCTCACTTAACTTAACTTCAAATCCAGCCTGACCATTACTTTGTCCTCCAAAGATATAATCGGCGTCATTGGGAACGGCCTCGTCTATGGCTTTGTATAATCCATCACCCTCATTATTGCCTTCATTATCACGCCAATGGGCGAAGTCGGGTGTAGGTACATCCTCATCGGGGCGTGCAAATTGTATTAATTCGCGTTTGTCCACCAGATGCACGAATCCCCCGCTCACAGGATTGTTACCAGTCTTATCAAAAACACTGGCAACTGTTGGTGAACGAAGAAATCGGTAAGAGCCGTACAGTGGCAGGAGGTTCTCCACATCCCGCAACGCTGGACCACTAACCGTTTCAGAATCGGGGGCAAATACCCCCAATGGGACTCTAGTACGCTTCATAAGGAATGACTCGTGAGTTGTGTCGGAAAGCCCTCTTTCGATCTTGGACTTTGTTAAAGACATCGGTTCGACGGCTGCGGAGGATATTAGCAAGACCAAAGTCCCTAAACACATTCTCCGCCAGATTGATTTTAATTTCAAGTCTAATCAACTCCTCGGCCTCTGTGAACCATTCACTGGTGTACGCATCCGTTAAAGCAGTGGTACCATCCGGCTCGAAGAACTGTAGGGTTCCTGCCGATGCCTGAGCCACGGGTGTGCCAATATCTTTGATCCCATCAATACGGATATCGTAAGCTACATGTGGTACTGGACTCACATAAATTTGTTTGTTGAAAAAAGCGAAGAAATCCGGGTAACCTCTAATACTGGTGGTATTGGTGTTTTGGAGACGAACGATATCAAGGGGCCATTGCTCAACTGGCTCAAAATGGCCGCCCGCGTCGTCGGCATAAAGGCAATTTATTCCCAATAAGGTATTATCATACCCAGCACCGGCACCTTCTGAAGTGACATCACCATAAGCTTCTTCCCCGATAGTTACCGTAAACTGGTCGGTAAGCTCATTGAAGAACAAAGGTGTAGTCCGCCAGTACTTAATAGCGTCAATGGCGGCCAGCTTAATGCGGTCCTCATCGGATGACGTGTTGCGGGGCAACTCATCCAACACTCGATATATTAGGGTACCTAGATCACTCATAAAGAAAAATCTCCGGGCAGGGAGACGACCGAGTAAGCCCAGTCCAAACCTCCCTGCCAGAGTAAAAAATTAACTACCGTCGTGGTTGATTTCCCGCAGACCAGCTGCGAATTCAAACCCTACGGACACATCGGCGGCGGCTGCCGTAGCAGCAGCGGTCGTAGTGCGAAGGATAAGAAACTTACCACCCACGTCTAACCAAGCATTCCCGCCGCTAACCGCGTCGGATTCCCCGAGGTCATCCTCATCAATACCCGTCTTAAGCGTAGTATCGAGAACACCATCGGAGTCACCAATTCCAAGACTGGCGGCCCAAGTGGGCGTACCATTGGAATCGAGAGTCCCGATATCGTAAGTAACCGCACCAGCAACGTTACGAACGAACGCTACTGCCGGGAACTCATAAAGAAGAACAGCGTCGTTAACTTCATCTACACTCGTAGTCTGGACCTCGACCGTCTTAAAAACGGGGGTCAGACCGACGTGCAGAAAAGGAGCCTGTTCACGGCGATTGTCGGTTGCGTCAACAACTGTAGCTGCCATGTTTTACCTCCTTTAGCTCGCGCTGTGCGAAGAAATCACGATGGTACCGAAATCCTCGCTGTTGAATTGGTTCTTAGAAAGTCCAACCAGGGCACTGGCGGCAATACCGCGCTGGCGACCGTAGCCAAACCTTTCCTCTTCCCAAACGAAACTACCCGGATCACCGCCCGTACGGCCCCACGCAATGGTGAAAGCCTGAGCGCCGCAGAACAGAGCACGCTTAACGTCGCCGATAACCGCCTTGGTACTGGAGTTAACGCCCGGTGTAACACGCGTCGACTCGATAATAAGGCAACCATCCCACACACCCATCGTTCCATTGAACAATGGATTGTCGCTAATCATACCTCCCTGGAGGGCGGCCAAGTAGACCTTATCCCAACGGGAGTCCTGCTCACGAAGCTGGGCCAGCTGATACGGATGCACGAAGCAAACGTAATACTCGCCACCATTGATACGCGCTGGGCGAATCGGAATGGTGTTAGTCTTAGCCTTCTTAACAGCCTCGGAAATTAGATCCAAAGTAAAGTCGTCACCCGACGCCAAATCCTCATCGGCACTGTTGCCGGTACCTGCGAACAGGTGGTGATTCGTGGTCGGAGGATGAACGGTGTTGTTGCCCTTCATGGTAGCAGGCAGTGTTGCCATGTCATACCCGAAGTAACTACCGCTCGTGGCATCAAAACCACAGCCTTGGATAAAGAGTGCAATATCCAGACCGTTAGCCATGCCATCACTAATTGCGGCCTTGGCCTCATCCCTGTCCTCAAAGCGAACCCTCTGACGAGACATACGAGTCTTCCACCGATACGGCAGACCGATCTCATTAATCACGATACTATCCGTATACGTGGTAATCGAGTTCTCGTTGCCTTCGTACTCATCAGATTCACCAAGAAGAACCGGGTAGTCCTGCGGCCTCAGACCAAACGTAATCTGGTCACCAGCCGCCTTGATAAGGTCGTCACGCTGCTGAATAATATCGGAACTAGACTTACCGATAAGATTCACGTAACTGATCTTATCGAGAACCTGAGCCTCAAGACCTTCTGCCCACTGTTGATTACTCAGTGGATTACTAGAAGTATTCTCTCGAACAGCCACTAGGTACTCCTTTCATGAAAATTAAATGAATCAACTAAAACAATTATGCTAGTTACGAGTAGCACTCTCGGTGGCCTCAGTTATCGCCTTGAGGGGGCGCGATTTACGGTGCTTTTTGTACCATCCGAAGGTATATTTTAACGCGAACCTTAGAAGTCAGCAGGTAGTGTTACGTACCCGGTTTCAGCCAGTTCCCGATTTAACGTAGGATCATTGAAAATCTTGCGGCGTTGTCCTTTGTCCAAGTTATTGAAAACCCATTCCTGAGTTACCTTGCCCTTGCGAGCGGTAGAATTACCTACTCCATTCATCCCAGGTTCAGATAGGCTGGGGCGGTTGGGTGTTTCCTTAATCTCCGGTTCCGTGGGAACTTCGGGAGTAGGGCCTGCAGCATTAAACCCGAGCCGTCTTGCTTCATCATAGATAGCCTGTGCGGGATCTCGTCCTTCCATAAGTGCAGCCTTGCTGAAATGGAACCCCATCGCAAATACTCGTTGCTCGGCTTCCGCATCAGAGATACCCTGGGACCGAAGCTCGTTGACATAAGTATTTCTAACGTGTTCAAATGCATCATCGTAATCATTATGCTGCTCTCTGAAACTCTGTTCGTAGTGAACCGTGGCACCGGCCACATCCGACACTTCTCGCTCTAATTCTCGGTATTGCATTTCCTGGCGCAGTGATTGAATCTCTTCCTGCAATACGGCTGCGTTGTCGCGGTTAACTCGTTCCAGGTAAGCTACCTCATCCTCGTCCGGATTAGGGGTTTCCTCCTGGGTTAAGTCGTTGCGGAGCTGCTCCATCTGCTCATTAACAGCCGCCAGCTGCTCTTGCATTTGAGCCCGTGCTTGACGCTCACGAATAAGATCCTTAAGGCGTCCTTCAGACTCACGCTGTAGAGCTTCTAACTCTTCATTAGGTTCCTCAACTACATCATCGTTATCTTCTGCTTCTGCGGCCTCATCATCGGGGGTTTCACTATCTCCGGATTCATCACTAGGGGGTAATAAGTTTCCATCACCGATATCCGTTTCCCTAGTTGTTCCATCAAACTCTGAATCATCTTCATGTGAACCCCAATCTCGATCCGAAATTAGTTCATTTACTTTATCTTCATTCTGCAAACTCAAAATTACTCTCCTTATTCAGGGATTGGTTCTCCGCCTTCCCCGGCGGGTGGGGCTTGCTGCTGCATCATCATTTGTTCCATCATTTGCTGGCGATTCATGATCTGAGTACCAAGATCACTGGGTAATCCTAAGTACTTCCAACCCTCAGCTGGCCACAACTGTGTGTCGATAAGCCTGCCGAGCAGATCCGTTTGCACCAGGTGTTGCATCACTTGATGCTGCTGTGTCGGCGAGGATGGACCATCCGACACCACAATGTCATACTGGCGAACTAACTCATCTTTAGTTAGCTGTACCATGTGCGCTTTTTCCGGCCCCAGTACCCGGATAATTTGGTCGTCGTTCATGTACTCTCGCACGAAGCTCATGAACAGTCCGGCGTGTGCCTTACGGTACCGCCGTAATCCGTCAAATAAAGGTGCCAGCGTGGTTAAATTACCCTGCTGTACCAACTCAATAGCGCTAGTAGCTGCACGCCTAACGTCACCAGCCAAACCAGCTGTGTAGGCAGGGTTTACACCACTGGCCTCTGAGATAGCATTGTTCGCGAAGTTAAACAGCGGCTCACTTCCCGAGAAGGAATTGTGATTCTCTATGATCCGGTACTTATCTTTAGCTGTTCCTGAAAGGGCTCCGTGCGCCGTGCGCAGAACCGGATTGGGTTGAGCGAACTGCTTGCGTGCTTCATCTTCATCTTCAAAGAAGTTGGGCTCGTGTAAGAATGCTCCCTTGGGACTGGTGGACCACTTGTGGATTGCTGCCGAGAAGAATGAATTAACATACTTCTGCGGATCGCGCATCGGTTTCATAAGTCCAAAATAATATTTCTTATCGCCCCGGCTGAAATCCTCGAACCCAGTGGTAAACTTTAGCGTGAAGTCTTGGAGCGGTTCATCCACCTCTTCAAGTATTTCTTTCCCTGCGAGAATGCTTCTGTAATAAAAATACTTTTCAAAGTGGTGCCACTTGACTTCCCTCGCCACTTCAACACCGCTTTCTTGAGCCATCGTTTGTAACGCTTCATTGGCCTGCATCGCCTCCTCAATAATACTCTCTGCTTCGTGACGCTCCACTACCATGTCGTCGTATTGCCCCATGGCGTTGGGGATCATAATACGAGTAACGGGTCGCAGCTCTCGCCACTGGTACTCCCATACGTGTACATGTCTATGCTTAGGGTCAAAATACTGGAAGCTGCGGGAGCCTGCGTAACGATTGTTGTCTCGATTGGTTAACCGGCTCCATGCTCGCTGAAGAACTCGGCTTTCGTGTATATCACCTTTTTCGTTGTACACCCCAGCAAAATCCGGGTACTTGGCGATGAATTCCTTTTCAGGGATCCACTTATCCCGCACGAAGAAGTTGGCATCAGCGAAGTTAGCGTCCTGGCTGGTGGGATCCCAAGCTACCTGGAATACGGGGACTCGCACCGTGCGGATAATACCGTTGCCATCCTGGCTATCGGTGTAATCCATGAAAGTATCAGTACACCCAACACCACAAATGGCCGTGTCACGGAACATCATACTTTCCTGGTGCTCAGCGTCGCAGGTCTGACGACCCCAACGATAAAGCTCTCCTACTCCCTCACTGGCTTCCAGATCAATGTCCTCACCAGGTAGATTGCGAGGGTAAAACTTGGGCTCATAACGATTGCTGACCTCGCTACCACCAACTGAGTCGATGATAATACGAGTTTTGTCGAGCACCAAATGGGGGCGCTTAAGTTCATCTAGTCGCTGCCGGGTTGATTCGGCCCACTGGTCTAGGGCTGCGAACCGGAAATCGTCAAATGCCTCTGGATCCCAGTAGGACATGTAATCGACGATATCGCGCATCCGATCTTGGAAATCTTTGTAGTCTAACATGCGGCTTGCCAATCTCCCTTTTGCGACATCGTACTGTTACGTCGTCGTGCGAACTGTCGTCGCCACTTTAGTGTGTCTGCCTTCTTTTGAGCTTCTCTGTCAGAGGGCCACGGCAGTGGATGATCTGGTTCTCGTAACCTGGCCAGTGAATCGAGCATATCCTTAAAAATACCCGTTGGCCATTTCAGGAATTCTTCCTTGAGAAACTGCTCAGTCAAATCAACTTCTTCCATTTCATAATTAACGTACGGTAGAGTTGCTGGGAAATAAACCCTGCCCGCGTTAAACCATGGAACTAGTCTTGCGATTCGATCATCTTTTTTCGTGTTCCCCTTTACTTCAATAATATCAAAATGATAATGGCGCTGGTTCATAACCTCGCGGATATGTTCTACGTCTACCATCATGCCATAACGTTCGTATCGTACCTCTAAAGGCTTCCACCGCTGGTGTAAATCGAAAAGTGCATCAGTACGCTCCCGAAGATTGAGACGATCCCTAATACCGTCAACAATGTAAGCAATACCATTGTCGCTGAGAGCAACCACCCACATACAAGTGTAATCACTCCCCTTTTTCTTTTCATTAGCACTATCCACCAAAATTACTCGGGGTCGATCCCGAGCCACGTCCCAAGTTTCTCCGGTATAAGTTCTAAACCACTCAAGCTTAAAACCACTAACGAGTCCAGCGCTAGGATTACAAAGAAGCTGGCATCCAAATGTAATTGGACCCATACTGGCTGCCAATTCCCTAAGAAACTCACCGCCAAACAAGCTAGGCTTATCATCAAAGTAATGAAGCTCCAAAGGAAGCCCCGTAGACTTGTCGAACGTGCTCTTATCGTAGTCAACTTCATAACACGGGTGTAATCTTAGTTTTATTCCTCTTTCGACAATTGTATGGTAGGTATCTCCGTAGGCGTAGAAAGTTCCAGTGTACTGGCGTCGGGTTCCAGGCATCCCGGTACCCATGCTAAGTTCCCAGCCTTGTGTTGTCTTTTCAACCATGTCGGGACTTGTGACGCTCGCTTCAGTAACGACATCATCGTACTTTTGTATAGAATATCGCTTACCGGCGTAGTTACTGTCAACCAGTCCCTGCGGCTCGACATTAGCTGTGTTGGTGTTACTGGTTCGTTTGACATTGAAACCTTTCTGCAGTGACCAAAGGGTGCTTTCTTTGGCTGGATCCCAGTAAAACACGTCAGGGAACAGAGACTTGAGCATCTCATTCTGCTCCAGCTCCGTCTTAATCTGCATCACGAAACCTTCGGCATTTCCCTTGGTAATACTAAAAATACCAATGGTTTCGTTGGGGTTCTGGATTAATTCAAAAATTGTAAGTGCAAATGTTTTAATTGTACTCTTACAATGAAACCGGGACCACACATCGAGCACGTCATGATTGTCGAATTGTGCGTCCCGACAGCGATCAATTAACCACTGTTTGTTCCAGAACGGCAACCCCGTTTCTTTGTCTTTCCACTCACGTGGACTAAGCACATAACGAAGTAGGGCATAAAGATCATTTTTGCAAAGAACCCTTAGATAATGGGCGTACTCCCGATCTTTACCACTATCCAGTAAGGACTGGAGCTTCTGGTCCAACATCAAGTATTGGTCCAGTGTCTTGGGTAGATTCATCAAAAAGCCCATCCAATTCTTTTAGTGTCTTTAGTTCACTTTCTTTACTGAACCAAAACACGTTAAGAGTTTTATCACCATGCCGATCCGCCTGCCCAAATCGATCCTTCTGGAGGTTCTGCAGCAGGAATTTCTGCATGGTGTTATTGTCGCCTTTAATGGCGGTGCGAAAAGCGGCATCCTCAATTTGCCACAACTTGCGGACTTCCTCTTCGCGCATCAGTGAAGCTAATTCTTCATCATAATTATCACCAGCTGGGTTGAGCATTTCTTCGATGTCGCCAATGCTGCGATCAACCGCATTAGCTGCCATCACTCTATCGCCCGTCTCGCGATAATGCACTACAAACTGTTCGCGCCAATCCTTCTTTTTGGCAGCCTCGGTGCTACCTCGCTTAACCGTCAAGCGTTGTCGATGGAGAGCACTACCCAGTAATCGCTTACACTCATCCTCAAAAACCGGATACTTCCGGCGCAGCACGTACCCTTGACTCTGGCTAACACCAGCCATCTGGCAGGATTCTTTGAACCCAATGCCACGAGCCAGATTCATGACAATTTCTTCTGTTACTTTGTCATGATTCTTTCGGGTACGCTTAGCGGCCAAACTTGCCGCCCCCGGTCTTACCACCACCATTCATCTTATATTTTTCAATCATACCCATTAAACTATCAAAATCAAAATTAGGTTGTGGCATTGGCTCGACATTGGGCTGAGGTCGAGGCCGTATTCGCGGACCACCGTCCGGGGGCAACGGCTTTTGGTGAACCGTGTTAGCTGGCTTGCCCTGGTGGTAAATACCCGGTGTTCGGGAATCACTAAGATTTCCCTTACGTGGGTTATAATCACCCCTAACACTCAACGGTCCCCCGGAGGGATTAATCGTTGGTTTAAGCACGTCTTGCTCCTTTGCGCAGCATTCCCGCCAAACCACCGCGAGGGGGCTTAACGACCGGCTTCTTGCCAGGCTTCCCCTTGGGCTTGATGGGCTTGCCCTTTTTCTTTAAGGGCGAAACAGCTATCCGCCCTGGTTTTCCCTTGGCTTTCATTACTTGGCGGACTGGGTACGATCACTATCAGCCGGTCGGCTGTCGCACATTCCCTGCACGTTCATGGACTTGCGGCCACTGGATGCTGGGGTCTTGGCCTTGCCGCAAGATCGTGACTGGGAAAC